ATAGTATATTGCAAACTAGGTAATTGTGGCACTAACTGTAGGTCACAACTGTCATTATTTTCATCTGAGCAGCTTCCATATCTTTGTGAATTTTCCACAGGAAGATTTCTATCTGCTACTTTAAAAACTTCTTCTAATTCAAAGTCACATTTATTACATTTATATTGATATGTCGGCATTATATTTTGTCGCAAAAAGTTTCACCAGGCTGTGTTCTAAGTCACCCATAAATTGTTTTCCAGAAGCAGATAAATTTTCATGGGTTTCTACCCAATGCAAAATATCTGTTATATTAGAAAACTCAGAATATAATTTATTCTTAGGCCAACTATGAACACATTCTTGTGTTATGTTTTCAAGTCTTTTAGTATCCATTACTATCTATAAAATATATGATCTCCAATTCTACCTACGACTGGAAAAGTTTTTGACCAACGTGGAGAAATTTGATAAGTATGGTAAAATCTTGCTCCCTCAGTATAATCTAATCCTTCTGATTTTAGTTTACTATACTGGAGCATTGCAAGGTTTGCTATCTTTTGAGTTTTTTCAAAAGACTTTGGGTTTTGTACTTCATCTGAATTACCATCACAATACCAACTGAATTGGCATCTATCACGCTTTGGAAATCCATCAGCGGTATGTATTCCTTGATATACAACTTTACATATTGTATTAGGAAATGCAGCATCACTAACTCTATTTAGAGTTACCAGAGCTACTGCAAATTGTCCTGCAAATGGTTCGTTTCGAGCTTCAAAATATATGTTCTTTGCAAGACACGTTAGTTGTTTTTTTCTATCATCTATCACGGATTGGAATGTTTGATATTTCCATACGTTTTCAGTAAGCAAACTTCTTTGGGAACTTTCTAAATTTCCCATTTGAAGTGCAGATAGAAAAAATAAAACAACTGCTGTGAACAGTTTTTTCATATTACCTTATTTAATATGATCTTCAATCTTTTTTAGGTACAAGAATTCCATAAAATATTATCAACCGCAGATCGTTAAACGGTTAAACTTTTTTAAAATATAATTGGGGAATTAAGAGTGATAAGAAGATAGTCCATCTTTTACACTCATTCCGTTTCGGATTTGCATATCTATAGACTCCCTATGAGAAGATTGTACTATTATTTATACTCTTGGAAGTCCTCATTCCACTTAAATGCCTCTGATACGACCTGTGTTGATAATCCCTTATATATTTGATGTAAACTTTTTTCCTTTACTGCACATAAAAGTTCAGCCTCATCTTTGTGTAATCCTTCTAATAATCTGATAAACATACGTTCTCTAACTGAACTCTGAAGATTTGGATCTGCACTCTTACCATTAGTTTTAACATAATGCCAAAGTGTATTACCTTCAGTTCTTAACAACATATGTTCCGTACCTTCTGGAGCGTCATTTTCTATATATGGTGGTGTTCCAGATGGTAATTCTGATTCGATTATTGGATTAAACGACCATTGACAAATTTGTCGTAAGGCCTGACAATCCTCTTCTTGTAAAATCTTGATTTTTTGTGCCTTTGATTTTGCACCATGAACCTTAGACAAAATTTCACTAAAAAGTAATTCTCTAACTTTAATTGATGGTTTTGGTGTTGGTCTTTCAGTAAGTTGTTCTGCTGCTGATGTACTTACAGTACCTCTACTTCCATCGCCACCTTCACTAATTGGTACTGGATTTTTTGATGTTAATATTGCCATATTAAAATTCTCCTATATCTTGTATTAAATTATTAAGTTTTCTTTCGATAAAATAATTCAAAAGTCCACTTCGTTTTCCTTTCGGAATCTTATTAAATTGACTACCCACTTGGGCAACAATGTTTGATGGGGTATATTGTAAATCAATCAGTTTCATATTTCTATGATAATTTCTTAACTGTTCTTCATTACAAAAATCTTCTGGTTCTTGGTCTACCCATAATTCTACTTTTTTCTTTGATATTGGTGTTTGCCGAATCTTATCTACAATACTATTATCAGCAGATAAGAAATTAGGAACTCCATCTGATGTATCACCACGCAAAATATGTTCCTTCAAATATTTAGCTGGGTCTTTGTCTACTATTATTTTCTTAGTAATGGGACTATACTGTTTTACATTTTTCTTTACCTGTAATTGTATAAAATCTTTATCTCCAGAAATAATCATTATCGGTTCACCCTCAGTTTTTGCAAGGAAACCAATAATATCATCAGCTTCTGCATCATCAATCTGAATATATTTGTATGGGAAAAACTCTTCAAGTTCAGATTTGATAGTATCAAGACATCCAAATATTTGTGTCCAATCTCTACTATCGGAATCTCTACTAGTTTTTCTAGCTGCCTTATATTGTGGGAAATGACTTCTCCTCCATGACTTCCTCCCATCACAACATAATACCAACTCACCATATTCATTATGATATTTTTGTCGATACATTCTGAGACTGTTCAATACCATATGGCGAACCATATTAACATCAACTTGTGTCTGACCTTTTCCCATTGACATCATTGTAGATGCTATCATTATCTGACTTAAATCAATTAGTATCATACAACCTCTCCCCACACCATATTAATGTCTGGATAGAAAACACCTTTAGATCGTTTTGGTGTACCATCTGCATGATAAGCCATTGCGACACATTTCCATTGAGTCTTCTTTTCTTCATCATCACCCATAAAATTGGAAATCCAATCCCCTGTTCTGAGATAATGTTCCATGAACCTAATATAGGCTTTGGTATTATCAGAATTGATACTATCTGCAATTGCTTGTTTGGGGGATGCACCTCTTCTACGAGAGCTGACAGAATATGCAGAGGCTTTATCCTTACTATGTTTAATCGACTTCTTAATCGATTTCAACGATAAGGGGTCATCATCTGGTATATCTAATACCTTTGGATGTATATTCTTATATTCTGCTGGGGTTCTCTTACTTCGTGCTTTGGATAGTTGGTCACGAAGCTCTTGTTTACGTTGTTCACTTAGTTGTTTTCTCATAATATTCCATAATTATCAAGTTAAGGTTTCACCCATATATTATAAATCGTAGGCATAATATTCAATTATAAGAAGTTCAATCATCTCATTTTTATTTAAAATAAGATCATTAATCTTTATAGGTTCCGGCCCAGTATAAGTCAACCATGTTTCAAATTGTTCACTACCCACATAAAGGTTTTGAACTAATCCATAATCTAGAGCTATAACATCTTCATAGGAATATTCCTTTGAATTTGTTTTAACCTCTAAAATGGTTGGAACTAAGCCATCATCAATAAGACTTTTTAACTTTGTAAGTCTCTTATTCACTTTACCTTTATATTATATCATTATGAATCTCAAATGTCAAGTCTTTTATTTCATAATCGTTGAAAAATATCTATTCATGATATTTTCATTATAAAATAATTTTTCATCATTTTCATCTACAGCTTCTAAAACATTATGTTGAAATAACAATTTTGTTTCATTGTAGTTTACTTGACCTTTTTTTATATAAAGAGATAATATTTCTCTCTTGAATCTGTTAGGGCCAGATTCTTGCACCAATAGTTGAACTGTTTTGGATGAACTATAATAGGATTTCCAATCGCTTTCTGTCTTTACCTTTTTTCGTATTCCTTTTTTCTTCCTAATGGAATAGAAATACTTTCTTCCAATATATTGCTTATTGTTTTCAAGGTCAGACAATAGATAACAAAATCCGAAATAGTCTTTTATATCTTCACTTTCAAAAACTTTACCATCATATAGCCAAGGGTTTTCGTAACTCATAAATACTCCATATAGGAATATTTAGGTTAATAATAATCTTCCTCTTCATCAACTTCATCAAAACCCTCTTCTATTTCAATATCTTCTCCACCACAAAAGGCACAATATCCTATTTCATATCTTGATAAACTTAAATTATGCTGTAAGTTAAATGTAGCATTACAATCCTTACACTCTATTTCTACTTCCTCTATCATAAAACTCGCTATTAAATGATTTCACAACTGTCACCAGAACACGCAACCGTTTGCGATCCTGTAGTATTATCCTCTGTCTCGTATTTAGATAACTTAGAATAATCAATTTTTGGAAAATCTGCAAGCATTGTATCGTAAGTTTTTTCATCGATTTCTTCATAGGGGGCAAGTTGATAGATGTGGTCATCTTTAGGTAAGAAACTCACTCCCACTAAATCATCGAAATTTTCATATACAAAGTTACCAACCTCAAACCATTCATCAGGCTTGACATAAATTGTGGCTGATACTGTATGTTCAGTATAGTTATGTTTTATTTTTAACCATTGTTTCAAT